GAATAAGATGTTTGGTATCCCAACAAACAAAATCATTCAGGTTAAAAATCCATACTCACCAGTTGAAATATTAAGTAAATACCCAGAGGATACAAAATATGTAACTGCAGTATCCGAAAAAGATGCAAAAAGATTGGAAATGGGTGGTAAGTATTTTAAAAACTATGATAAAGTACCTGACAACAAAAAGAAAGGATATGAAGATGAGGGATATTACATAATTGCACCTGAAATGCAATTAAAAGTAAATGGTAAAAACATTAGTGGAACACAATTAAGAGCTACTTTTGGAAACGATTTATTAACTACAAAAGAAAAGAAAGATATATTCAATCAAGTTTATCCTAAATTTGATAAAGATGTATTTGCAAATATAGTAGTTACAACCAAAAAGGCAGAAGTATTAAAAAAATCAAAACAAGCTAATAAAGATACAGCTTTAAAATCAAAATTAAAATCATTAGACCCTAAGACTAAAAAGAGAGTTGATAAAGTATTACAAACTAAGATTAAAAATCCAGATACGGGAAATACAATTTTAGTTAAATCCGCATTGAAATATGATGATACAATGCGCGTTAAAAAACAAGCTGTGACATTAGTAAAACAGGCAATGAAAGGATAGTGTGTATATTTTTCAGGAATAATTTTGATATATATACTATAAAGAAACAGTTATAAAAGTATAGAAATATGGCAAAAAGAAAAAGTTTTGATGAGAAATCAAAAGGGATGCACAAATCTCGCAAACTCATTATAGACACGGTTTTTGGAAGAACGGATAATAATCAAACTCATTTTGGATATGAAGGTGAGGTTGAAGAAAGGAGAGAGGTTGGTGAAAGATGGACTGACAAAGAAGGAAAAGAGTGGGAACAAAAAGAAGGATTTAAAGTTGCAGTCACTCAAATGGACGATGTAAGACAATTTTTACAAAAGTTGAGTACATGTTCAGTTGAAGATTGTAAAACAGAATCATATAGTAATGCAGACAAAAAACTAATTCGTAAAACAGGAATGTGTATTGTTTGTCTTGCAAAGTTTGAACATGGTTTAAAAGAAGATGGAACATATCCTTTCTATGAAGATTATAAGATAACAAGAAACAAACTTGCTTATGTTAGAGAATTAAAGGATAGATATGAAGAAGCTTTAGGTGGTATTAGAAAACAAATGGAAATTATCACCGAAGGTGGTAGAACTGAAACTTGGACATGGGATGTAGATATTGAAAAAGTAAAAACAGATTTGAAAAAAGACATCGATGGAGCATATGAGGCCATTGAATTATTAATAGAAAGAAAAAGGTTATTAGAAGAAAAATTGGTTGAATTAAATCATCCAGAATTAATTAAAAAATAAAAATTATGAAAAAATTCTTAAATTTAAAAAACATCGCAATTGCGGTATTGGTTGTAATCGTATTATTGGAATATTTTAATCCAGGTGGAAAGATGCCAGGAAGAACTGTTAGAATTGATGGTAAAAAATATGAAGTAATCAAACATGATATAGATACATTTGAAGTAGTTAAAACTAAAGTAGTAACTAAAAAAGGTGAAGATATCTATCATGAAACAATCGTTGAAAAAGAAGTTGTAATTCCTGCAATAGTAGATACACAAGCTTTATTAAAAGATTATTATTCAAAAGTATTATATAAGGATGTGTTAGTATTACCTGATTCATTAGGAACAGTTTCAGTAACCGATACAATCTCACAAAATAAAATATGGGGTAGAACCTTTGATGCTAAAGTTAAAGAAAGAACTATTAAAGAAACTATGATTGTTAAAGAATTACCTAAAACACAAGTATACTATGGTTTTACGGGTGGATTTAACAAAGCAGATGTGGTTTCAAATGTTGGTGCAGGATTGTTAGTAAAGACTAAAAAAGATAAAATTTATCAAGTTGGTGTTGGTGTTGCTAATAGAGTAACTGATGGAACTAACGGAACATTATCTCCATACATCGGTGGTGGTGTTTATTGGAAGATTAAATTCAAAAAATAATGGGAGTTCAAGGGCAACCTAAGAAAACCTTAAAAGAGATAATTGCTGAAGAATATCGCAAGTGTGCGTTAGACCCAATTTACTTTATGAAGAAGTATTGTGTTATTCAGCATCCGGTGAGAGGAAAAATACCCTTTCACCTTTATCCATTCCAGGAAGAATGTTTAACGGACTTCAAAGATAATCGTTTTAACATTATTCTTAAATCTCGTCAGTTGGGTCTATCGACCTTATCTGCAGGATTTATTTTATGGAAGATGTTATTCAACCAAGACTTTAATGCATTGGTTATTGCAACGAAAGTGACCGTAGCAAAGAATCTGGTAGAGAAGGTAAGAGTCATGCACGACTTACTTCCTATTTGGTTAAGAGATGGTGGTAGTTCATCGGTAGAAGATAACAAACTTTCCTTAAAATTAAAAAATGGTTCACAAGTAAAAGCAATCGCAAGTTCTCCGGACGCAGGTCGTTCTGAAGCCCTATCCCTATTAGTTGTGGATGAGGCAGCATTCATTAGAGATATCGATGAAATTTGGTTATCAGCACAATCAACTCTATCAACGGGTGGTTCTGCAATCGTATTGTCTACTCCAAATGGTATCGGTAACTGGTTCCATAAAATGTGGGTAGATGGTGAGAGTGGCCAAAATGGATTCAATAATATCAATTTACATTGGACAGTTCACCCAGAAAGAAATCAGGCATGGAGAGACGAACAAACTCGTATCTTAGGAGTTAAAGGTGCAGCACAGGAATGTGATTGTGACTTCGTAGGTTCGGGTGATACTGTATTTGAACCAGCACTATTGACGTGGTATAGAGATACATATGTAATGGACCCGGTTGAAAAAAGAGGATTTGATAGTAATCTATGGGTATGGGAACATCCAAACTACAATAGAGCATATATGGTGTGTGCGGACGTTGCACGTGGTGACGGAGCTGACTATTCTACTGCACAAGTTATAGACATCGAAGATAGCTCACAAGTTGCAGAATATAGAGGAAAAATCGATACAAAAGATTTCGGTAATTTCCTAACAGCACTTGCAACTGAATATAATAATGCACTTTTAGTAGTGGAGAACTCAAATGTAGGATGGGCATGTATTCAACAAATTATCAATAGAGGGTATCCAAATTTATTCTATATGAGTAATGATTTACAATATATTGATACCGAAAGACAAATGTCTAACAAATATTATAGAGATGAAAGACAAATGGTTGCAGGATTTTCGACAACCAGTAAAACTCGTCCACTCATCATTTCAGCACTGGACACATATATGAATGATAAAGATATTCTAATTCGTTCAAGTAGATTGATAGATGAGATGTTTACATTCATTTGGCATAGTGGTAGAGCGGAAGCAATGAAAGGATATAATGATGACCTTATTATGGCATTGGGTATTGGACTTTGGGTTCGTAATACCGCATTGAGATTAAAACAAGAAGGTATAGATTTGACAAAGAATATGTTAAACGCAACTACCATAAACACCAATTCAGGAGTTTATACATCCAATTGGCAACAGCAAGGTAATCCATATGAAATGGACTTAGGTAAAGGTGAGAAAGAAAACTTAACTTGGTTACTAAAGTAATTTTTTTATATTTATATGTTGAAACTCTTATAAATGAATGAAGATTTAAATAAATGGTTTAAAGAAAAATGGGTAAACATCGGAAAAAAAGTCGATGGTAAACACCCACCATGTGGAACTTCAGGAAAAAAGAAGGGTTATGCAAAATGTGTTCCTGCTGCAAAAGCTGCCGGAATGAGTAAAAAAGAAAAAGAAAGTGCAACTCATAGAAAAAGAGCTGCACAAAATAAAGCAGGTAGAGGTGGAAAAGATAGTAGTGGACAAGGTAAAAAACCAATATATGTTTCAACAAAACCAAAAAATGAAACTATGAACATAGAAGAAAAACTAAATTTATTTTTAGAAAAGAATTGCCCAACTGACCCGGCTAAATGGTCTGCAAGTAAATCAGCTGCAAAATCTAAATTTGATGTTTATCCATCAGCTTATGCAAATGGATGGGCTGCAAAAAATTACAAAGGTAAAGGTGGTGGTTGGAAAAAATGTAATGAAGGAGAATCCAATGCATTATGTGAGTGCTGGGATGGATATAAAGAAGTAGGTGGTAAAATGAAAAATGGTAAAATGGTACCAAATTGTGTACCTGTAAAAGAGGATATTAATTCTGATGATGATGTAAATTATGGTAAAGTAGAACCAGAAGAATATGATGTAGACAATTATGATGATTTTAAAGACTTTATTAAATTTATAAGAGAATATAATACAGAACTATCTGAGGCAACATGTGAGTGTATGACTGAGGCAGAATACCAAGGTAGAAATGTTCCTTTAGGAAAACCAATGAGAGGTGATGTTAAAAAATTCAAAGTATATGTAAAGAATCCTGCAGGTAATGTTGTTAAAGTAAACTTTGGACATGGTGGAACATCTGCAGCGTCTAAGGGTGAAAAAACAATGAAAATAAGAAAATCTAATCCAAAAGCAAGAAAATCTTTTAGAGCTAGACACAATTGTGCAAATCCAGGACCAAGAACAAAAGCAAGATATTGGAGTTGTAGAAAATGGTAAATTTGGAAAAGTCGAAAATTTTCCATATATTTAACAAAATAGAATTATATTAAAATGGCAGAAAAAACAATATTTAGTAGGTTACAAAAATTATTTTCAACAAATACCATTGTCCGTAAAACGGATAGAGGTGTTAAAGTCATTGATACCGATGAGTATCAAAATATGACTACGAATCTGGTAGACAGATTTATGAAATTGAAGGTTAGTAACTATGCATCAGGTACAGTAGAATCATCATTAGCATACCAACAGGTTCGTATTGATTTATTTAGAGATTACGATTCAATGGATAGTGACCCCATTTTATCTGCTGCATTAAATGTATACGCTGATGAATGTACTGCTAGAAATGAATTTGGAAATGTTTTAAAAATACATCACGAAGATGCAGAAATTAAACAAATATTAGAAAATTTATTTTACGATATTCTTAATGTTGAATTTAATTTATGGCCATGGGCAAGGAATCTTGTTAAGTATGGTGATTTTTATTTACAATTAGAAATGGCGGAAGAATTGGGAATTGTGAATGTATTACCTCTATCAACATACGAAATGAGTAGAGTTGAAGGATTTGACCCACAAAATCCACAAAGAGTTAAATTTGTATACGCACCTTATCAAAACCCATATTCAGGACCTTCATCTACACCTAAGAAAGAATATGAGAATTATGAAATAGCTCACTTTAGATTAAATGGTGACTCAAATTTCTTACCTTACGGAAAATCAATGATTGAAGGTGGTAGAAGAGTTTGGAAACAATTACAATTGATGGAAGATGCAATGTTGATTCATAGAGTAATGAGAGCTCCTGAAAAAAGAATCTTTAAAGTGGATGTTGGTAATATTCCACCAAATGAGGTAGATAACTATATGCAGAAAATTATTAACTCATCTAAAAAAGTTCCATTCGTTGATGAAAGAACTGGTGAGTATAACTTAAAATATAATATGCAAAACTTAATTGAAGATTATTACATGCCAGTTCGTGGTAGTGATAATGGAACTTCAATTGATACTTTGAAAGGATTGGAATATAATATGATTGATGACATTAACTATTTGAAAAATAAGTTTATGGCAGCATTACAAATTCCAAAAGCATATTTAGGGTACGAAGAAGATACAAATGGTAAAGCAACCCTTGCAGCAATGGATGTTAGATTTGCAAAAACCATTGAAAGAATACAAAGAGTAATGGTATCGGAATTGACAAAAATTGCAATTGTCCATTTATATGCACAAGGAATTGATGATGATAGATTGACAAACTTTACATTAGAATTGACAATCCCATCTAAGATATATGAACAAGAAAAAGTTGAATTGTATACTTCTAAAGTTGCATTGATTCAACAAATGCAACAAACTAAAATGGTTTCAAAAGAATGGATGTATGAGACTATTTTAAATATGGCAAAAGATGAACAAGAGAAAATGGCAATGCAGGTATTAGAAGATACCAAACAATCATTTAGATTAAACTCAATTGAAACTCAGGGAATGGACCCGGCAAAACCAACAGGCACAGAAGGCCCTACTGATGTAGAGGAAGAAATCAATTCTATAAATTCCGAATTAGAAAGTGAAAGTAAAATAGGTAGACCAAAAGATGCAGTTAGATATGGTAAAGATGACCACATTGCTGGTAGAGACCCATTGGGTATTAAAACACTTAAATCAAAAGAAGGTTCAATACCATACAAACCAAGAAAAATATCATATTTAGAGGTTTTTAAAGATATGAACGGTAATAAAAAAACAATCTTAACAGAGAATTTGGATAAATAGTAATAAACTAATATAAAAACATATTTATATTAGATAAATAATATCAATTGATGAAAAAAATA